CAGATCCAGCTGGTCCAACCGTTAGCGCAGGCGAGCCAACACAGCGTTCAGACGGTGCACAGTTTGTTGATAACGATCTTTGGATTGATACTTCAGACATTGAGAACTATCCAACAATTTATCGTTATGACGGACCGGCAGCAAGATTTGTTCTTGTTGATACAACTGATCAAACATCAGACACTGGTATACTGTTTGCTGATGCACGTTATGGTACAGATGGTGGCACTCCAACTTCACAACCATCAGGAACTATTGCAGAGCTATTAAGCAGCAACTTCCTTGACCCGGACGCTCCGGATCCAGCACTATACCCACGTGGCATGTTGCTGTACAACCTACGTAGAAGCGGCTTTAACGTTAAGCGTTTCGAGCGTGGCTACATTGATCTAACACTAGACAATGATCGTTTTGGCGGCCAGGCTATGGCAGATTACTATCCAAACCGTTGGGTTACAGAATCACGTAACCAGAACGATGGTTCAGGTAGCTTTGGCGCAGCAGCTCAGCGTATTGTAGTTGTTCAATCACTGCAAGCAATGGTTAACAGCAACGACCAGATCCGTGATGATGAGTCACGTGTGTTCAACGTAATGGCAACGCCAAACTATCCAGAGCTTATTGGTGAGATGATCACTCTTAACTTTGATAGAGGAATTAGTGCATTCATTGTAGGCGACAGCCCAATGACATTGACTCCGGATGCTACTTCACTTAACGAGTGGGGACAGAACGTTCGTAACGCAGTTGAAGATAATAAGCAAGGTCTAGTGAGCTTTGATGAGTATATGGGTGTATATTACCCAGCAGGCTTTACAAGTGACAACCTAGGTAACAACGTTGTTGTTCCACCAAGTCACATGGCACTGCGTACTATCGCACTAAGTGATCAAGTTAGCTACCCATGGTTTGCTCCAGCTGGTACACGACGTGGCGGTGTTACAAACGCAACTTCGTCAGGTTACATTAACAGCGAAGGCGAGTTTGTAAGCGTGAGCTTGAACGAAGGCCAGCGTAACACGTTGTACTCAAACAGTATTAACCCGATTACTTTCTTGAACGGCGCCGGACTTGTTGTATTTGGTCAGAAGACTCGCGCAAGAAACGCAAGTTCACTAGACAGAATCAACGTAGCACGTCTTGTAATTTACTTGCGTTCGCAGTTGAACAGATTGGCTAAGCCATACTTGTTCGAGCCAAACGACAAGATTACACGTGACGAGATCAAAGGCGCAGTTGAGAGCTTGATGCTAGAACTAGTAGGGCAAAGAGCACTTTACGATTATATTGTTGTGTGTGACGAATCAAACAACACACCTGCAAGAATCGATCGTAACGAACTCTACGTCGACGTAGCTATTGAACCTGTTAAAGCGATTGAGTTTATCTACATACCGTTGAGACTCAAGAACACAGGAGAGATTGCAGGTCTATAAGCAAAAGGTTAGGGCTCTTTTATAGAGCCCACTTTTTGATAAATACTAGCAACAGGAGAATATATAAATGGCAATTTCATCATTATCGAAAATTACAGTACCACTAGCTAGTGACCAGTCGGCTACTAGTCAGGGTCTGTTAATGCCTAAGCTACAATATCGTTTCAGGGTATCACTTGAAAACTTTGGCGTAAGCTCAGGTACAACTGAATTAACAAAGCAAGTGGTTGACGTAACGCGCCCTAACGTAACGTTTGAGGAAATGGAAATTCCGATTTACAACTCAAAAGCATACCTAGCAGGTAAGCACACTTGGGATCCACTTACACTTAACTTGCGTGACGATGTTACTGGCTCTGTTCAGAAACAAGTCGGTGAGCAGCTACAGAAGCAGTTCGACTTCTTCGAGCAGTCAAGCGCAGCTTCAGGTGTTGATTACAAGTTCTTAACACGTATTGAGATACTAGACGGCGGTAACGGTTCTTTTGAACCAACTATATTAGAAACATGGGAGTGCTATGGTTGCTTTGTACAAAATGCAAACTATAACTCACTAAACTATGCAACTAATGAACCAGCTACTGTAACATTGGCAATTAGATTTGACAACGCAGTACAGACACCGCAAGGTACTGGTGTTGGTACAAACGTTGGACGTTCTGTGAACACACTTATCACTGGTGCAGGTTCAGGCAGCAACGGTTAATACATAGATTAATTAAACCCAATAAAGGGAGTCGATTTCGGCTCCTTTTTTATTATGTGCGCAGTTAATAGTTTTGTATAAATACTATTATGGCAAATAAATTAAACGGCTTTCTAAACAACGTTGGACAAGGATTAACAAATCCCAAAGGTAATCTTGGTGACTTTCGACATGCTGCCAGGATGTTTATTGACGACACGTTTAGATTAGCACCTAAACAAAAGTTTCTTTTCTTTGTAAACTTTGAAATAAACCAACAAGCACTTGATCTATACCCCCAATTAAAAGAACGACATTTACCAGAAATAAACATGTTATGTAAAACTGCGGATTTGCCACAATATTCTGCAAGTGTTGACGTTAAGAATCAGTACAACAGAAAGAAGGTAATTCAAACCGCTATTGATTATACTCCTATAAACATCACAATGCATGATGATAATCAAGGTATTACTACTTTTCTTTTAGAAGCATATTACAAATACTACTATAGAGATGGCCGCGGCGAATCGCGCGAAGATGCATACGGTTCTAGAAATACTTACAGTGGTGTAAGAAAATACAGATATGGCCTTGATAACGGCACAGTCGTTCCTTTCTTTAAGAACATTAGGCTGTATCAGCTATCAAGACAACAGTTCACAGAATACACTCTAGTTAATCCAATGATCGAGCGATGGGGGCATGATTCAATGGACTATTCTGACGGTACTGGAACGTCAGAAAACACAATGGTTCTAAATTACGAGACTGTGCTTTATGACCGAGGAATAATCGAAGAAGATTCGCCTGCTACATTTGCTCAGTCGCACTATGATACAGTGCCAAGTCCATTGTCTGTTGAAGGTGGAGGCGTTGCAAACTTGTTCGGCGCAGGCGGCGTTCTAGACGGCGGCAGCTCGGTGATCGGCGACATTGCGTCAGGTGATATCGGCGTAGGTACCTTGTTGGCAACAGCCAACACTATCAAGAACGCTAAGAAGCTAGACACTAGAAACATTACAGCAGAAGGCATAGGCGTAGCAACAGGAGCAATAGCCGGACTTGCAAATCCTGGTGGCACTGGCTCGGCGGGCTTGGCAGGCTCGATTATTCCAAGTCTAGGCGCAAACGAAGGCTCGGCGGGCTTGGCAGGCTCGATTATTCCAAGTCTAGGCGCAAACGAAAACAATACAACTATAGCGTTAGCTCCTGGCTCAGGCACCGCAGGATCATCATCGCCTAGCGTGTCAAGAGAACAGAAAGTAGCATCAGCACGAGGACTTAATACACCATGAGTAATTTTCCTACAAACGGCCCAAGAAATACTGACCAACCAGTACGCGACTTCTTTGACAGATATTATCAAAACAGAGTTGAATATACAGCAAGCGAAGTTGATGCTGTTCTAGGTTTTTTCGACAAACGTGGGTTTAGCGAAACGTCAAGTTCAAGCATTGCAGCAACACTTCTGCGTCAGGCAAAAACCGACGGTGTTGGTACTTTTAAATTACTAGACACCCTAAAAGGTCTTGATGATACTCAGCTAAGTGCACTTGTAACAGAAATCTTAAACTTTTCAAGAATTAAATCAAGTGTATTGGGCTATCGTGACCCAAACACAGCTAACTTCTTTGAAGCAAGAAACATAATCTCATAATATGGCTAGATTCGCACAAGGCAAGTTCACGCCAAAGAATCCTGAAAAGTACATAGGTACAAAAACACCAACTTATCGAAGCGGTTGGGAGTTTACATTCATGAAATTCTGTGACGAACATCCAAGTGTATCACAATGGGCTAGCGAAGCAGTACGCATACCTTACAGAAATCCTCTCACCGGCAAACAAACAATTTACGTACCAGACTTTTTTATAGCATACGCAAACAAAAGCGGTAAAAGTAAAGTAGAGCTAATAGAAGTAAAACCATCAAATCAATCCGTTAAAGAAAGGACGGGCCGGTCAAAAGCTAATCAAGCAGCTTGGGTAGTTAATCAAGCCAAGTGGGAAAGCGCCCGCGCATGGTGCAAACAAAAAGGAATTTTCTTTAGAGTTGTGACCGAAGAGGACATCTTTCACACTGGCAAGAAAAGAAGATAAATAATACTAGCACTTTATTAAGGCGACTATATGACAAAAAAATTAGAACAGCTACTTGACCTAGAATCGTCAAAAGAGATTATTAACAAAGCCGAAAAACAAGAGGAATCAGCAGCAAAAGTAAAGAGAGCCCAAGAAAAGGAAACTCTTAGAGAGATTGCTGAGTTCGATAAAATTACAGCAGCATTGCCTACTGTAAAAGGGCTAGGCGAACTTGGCGACGATGAACTAAATGAAGTTGCTCAAAAGGCTATGGATGCATACGACGATCTAATGGACTTAGGTATGAACGTGGAAGCACGTTACTCTGCTAGAATATTTGAAGTAGCAAGTAGTATGCTTAAAACGAATCTAGATGCGAAAACTTCTAAACTAGAAAAGAAGTTAAAAATGGTTGAATTGCAGCTCAAGAAAGAGAAGCAGGACAAAGAAAGTAAACCTAAAGGCGACGGAGACGATGGGTTTTTACATGGCGAAGGCGAGGTTATAACAGACCGTAACAGCTTGCTAGAGAAGCTAAAAGCCATGGATAAAGGCTCCGGGAATGATAAATAAGAATATAACTTAGGATACTGCGATGAGATCTTTTACAGACATTTTAAACGAATCTAAAAAAGTCTACACTTTTAAGATAGGTGTAGCCGGCGAACTGCCTGAAGAATTTACAACACACATGGAAACTGCTTTGAAGAAGTTTGGCGTCGACAAACTTACAGCAGGAAAGAAAACTCCTATTCAGGAACGCCCGCTAGACTTTCCTCAGAAACAGAATACCGAAGTGACGTATTTTGAAGCAGATTTAACATACCCAACAACATCACAAGTACTAGCAGGCTACTTAGCACACGTATGCTCAGTACACGAATCTTGTTTTGTAGTACGCAGAGCAGACGAGCCTTTAGAAAGATACCAAGAAGGCGTAATAGACGAAAACGAACCGTACGAAGCACTACTTGACACAGAAGAAATGGCCAGCGAAAGCGCCCAGGAAAGTGCAGGTGGTAACAGAGTTATGGATCTACTGAAAGAACTTGAGAGTGCTCGTAAAGAGCGTGATCATGAACCGACTGCGGGAGCACCTGTAGGAGAATCAGAAGACATCTCTGATAGCGCAAACACAAAAAGTCCAATAGGGAGCTAACAATGGATAGCAGCACAAAGAATTTAAAAGATATGATTCAGCGCATGACAGAACTAGAAGGTTCAGGTGCGTCAGACGAAAGCAAGAAGCAACAGTTAGACGAAGCAATTAGCGTAACTGCTGACACAGCCGACGAACTTGCTAGCCTTGCTAAGATGCTAGGTAACGCAGGCATGAACGATCAGTCTGCGCAATCAGCGCAACCTATGCCAGCACGTCAAGACATGGAACGTCTAGCAGGCATTATGGGCGATCCAGAACCAATGGTAACAGGCGAAGACGACATAGGCGGAATTGAAAAAAAAGTTCACGGACTACCGCCGGGCGGTGAAAGCGTAGATGAAATGTCATCAGGTAGCGGCCAAGAAGTCGAGAAGTTACTTGGGTTGGTTAAACAAGTAGCCCAAGGCGATCGCAGAGCCCAAAGCGAGTTTAAAGATACAGTCAGCAACGAGTTCACAGGCGTAGATGCTGGCCGACTTCTTCAGAAACTTAGCAAAATGGATAGTCGTAAACAAGCCGAGGTAATCGAAGAGTTGGTCAAGCGTGGTCAGCGCCAGGTAGTTAGTAAGTCAAGTGCAAGCATGAAAGAACCAACGTTCGAAGACAACGAAGAAGGAGCACTTGGTGGCAAGGAAGAAGCTGTACGTGAGTGGTATAACAAGTATTCTAAATACAAAACCGACCTAGGAGATGCATTGCCAGATGGATTGGTACGTTTTTTCCTTGATTCTGGTGCATCACAGGATATGATGGAAGTTGGCGAAATGGCCAAGGCTGAAAAATACTTCGGGAAAGACCTTGACGATTGGGGAGACGAAGAACTTGACAAGTTCTGGGACGTAGCTCCAATTTCTGATGGAATGGTCGACGATCTAGCGACCATTGCAGGGCAATCAGTTGACGAAGCCCTTGCTAACGAGGTTCAAGAAATCATCCAAGGCAGTACCGACGAAGGCTACGATAACGAGCCAGACGAAGAGCAGCAAGACCACCAGTATATGACCAAAGACTTGTCAGGCGGCCTAAACCGTCAGAAGAGAGCGTATGCAAAAGCGCAAGACGGCGACAACGCAATGGCTGTCGAGGGTGTCAAAGACAGACTATACGCGCAACTTTCTGAAAAGAAGAAAGCCGATAAAGATTACGACGGTGACGGAAAAATTGAAACTCCAAAAGCAGAGTATCAAGGCTCGAAAATCAAAGCAGCTAAAGAAAAAGGCAATTTACCAAAAGACAAAAAGAAGAAGTAACTTCGCATAGCGCCACCGGGCGCTATTGTCTTGAGTAAATACACTATGAGCAAATCACTTGACGGCGTACTAACCAAAAAAGCTAACCAGCAGGAAACCTATACAGAAAAACAAATAGGACAACTTGTTAAATGTATGGATCCTGACGAGGGGTATTTCTACTTCGCAAAAAACTTTGCATACATACAGCATCCGGTAAAAGGCAAACTACTCTTTGAACCTTATGACTATCAAGAAGAGTTGATGGCCAGTTATCACGGATATCGCTTTAACATAAACATGTTGCCTCGTCAGACAGGTAAGACTACATGTGCTGCGGTATACCTTTCTTGGTATGCAATGTTCCACCCGGACCAAACAATCCTAATTGCTGCACACAAGTATTCAGGCGCGCAAGAGATTATGCAGCGTATTCGCTATATCTATGAATTATGTCCTGATCATATTCGTGCAGGCGTAACCTCGTATAACAAAGGTAGTATAGAATTCGAAAACGGCTCGCGTATTGTGTCACAGGCAACTACAGGCAACACGGGACGTGGTATGAGTATATCACTACTGTACTGTGACGAATTTGCGTTTGTACAGCCAAACATTGCTGAAGAATTCTGGACTTCAATATCACCTACACTAGCAACAGGTGGTAGAGCTATTATAACATCTACACCAAACTCGGACGAAGACACGTTCGCAACAATTTGGAAGGATGCTGAAAAGAAATTCGACGAACACGGCAACGAACAAACGCTAGGCATAAACGGCTTTCACGCATTTACAGTGCCGTGGGATGCTCACCCAGATCGTGACGAGGAATGGAAGGTTGCTGAAGTAGGACGTATTGGTGAAGAACGCTTTCGTCGTGAGTACGGCTGCGAATTCCTAATATTCGACGAGACGTTAATTAATGCAATCAACCTGTCCGAGATGGAGGGGATGACCCCGATAATTAACATGGGGCAAACACGCTGGTATAAGAAGCCTAAGGCAGGTTATACGTATGCTGTAGCACTTGACCCGAGTATGGGCACAGGCGGCGACAACGCTGCTATACAGGTAATTGAACTTCCTACCTATGTACAAGTAGCAGAATGGTTCCACAACCAGACATCTATTCCTGGCCAGATACGAATACTCAAAGATATCTGTGCATACATACAAGACGAAATCAAAGCTCCTAACAGCATTTACTGGAGCGTGGAAAATAACAGCATAGGCGAAGCTGCTCTACTAGTCATACAAGACGTAGGAGAAGAGAATATCCCGGGACTGTTTATATCAGAACCAATGCGTAAAGGGCACGTAAGGAAATTCCGTCGAGGATTTAACACAACTCACGGTGCAAAGATTACCGCTTGTAGTCGACTAAAGACTATGATAGAAAACAGTAAAATGGAAGTGCACTCAAAACCGTTAATATCGGAACTTAAAGGCTTTATTGCAACTGGCTCTAGCTTTCAAGCAAAACAAGGACACGCAGACGACTTAGTTTCGGCGCTACTCTTAACTATAAGAATGATGGCTGTACTCAAAGACTGGGATCCTAAGATTTACAACACGTTTACACAGGCC